ATATTATGATGAAAATCCTCCGACCAAATCTCACTGGAGTTACTGGCTTTTCCAGAAAAAACTTGATCCTGAAGACAATGAACCACTAGAAGAACCCGAAGACTATGTTTCGATGTTAATGAATCCTGGTGATAACCTAGAAAATATTGATGAAAATTATTTAAAGATACTTAATAGATTGCCTGAAAATGATAAAAATAGGTTTATGAGAGGGTTGTTTAACGAAAACAATGATGGAGTTGCTTATTATTGTTTCAATAGAGAATCTCACGTTACGGAAACAAGGCAATATCCTGGAACAATCTTTAACCTATTAGACTTTAACGTCCTTCCCATGACCGCTGTTATTGCTCAAGTTATAGACGACAAGTTGGTTTGCCATGATGAAGTTTTTTTCGATAAACCAGCGGACACTTATAAAATGTGCGATGAAATAAAAAAGAAAAACTATGTCGGAGAAGTAATACCAGATTCAACTGGTAGGAATAGGAAAACATCGGGCAAAAGTGATTTTGCGATTCTTCAGGATGCTGGCTTTAAAATTATCCCAACATTTAACCCATTAGTTAGAGATCGTGTTCTTAATGTAAATAGACTTTTCATGGAAAATAGAATTATCATTAATCCTAAATGTAAAAAGCTAATCAACGATCTAGAAAAAGTGCCATGGAAAAATGATGATCTAGATGAAGGCAAAGATGGAATGTTAACACATATTAGCGATGCTCTAGGATATGGAGCATGGAAGTTATTCCCTCTTGTAAAACAAAAGACATCAACGAGTTATTGATGAGCAAACTGTATAGACCATATGAAGATGCTACTGATTTGAAAACGATTAATCGAACTAGACGGCAGCAAGGTATGGATGAAATAAAAGAAGGTTACAAAAATTGTTTGAAATGTGATAAGCTATTTAAAAGTAAGGATACTAAAAGAAATAGAATTTGCAATTATTGCAAGGGACTTTTTGAGTTCGCTGCACACACGGAGGTTTTAAATTGAAAGCAGAAGAAATTAACGATCTGATTAAATATGTTCAATCAAATAATTCCACGCTAGAATTTAATCTTAAGCTTTTCGAGATCCGGGAAGGTAACCTGGTTAAATATCTTGAGGAGGCGTTGATTAAACAAATCGATGCGAAGTCGGTCAATGTTGCACTCAATAGAAAATCTCCGATCAACATCTTGCCAAAGATCGTGGATAAATTAAGTAAGGTTTATACTGGTGGTTGTGTCCGAAAATCAAGCGATGAGCAGGATCAGGCATTAGTTGGTTACTACGAAAAAGCATTAAACATAAATACTAAACTGACCGAAGCGGTTAAGAATTTTAATACATACAAAAACTTTTGGTTAGAAATTTATATCGACGGTGCCGAAGTTAAAGTTAGACCGATTCCATCGTATGAGATCATTGCCTATTCAGAAACCAGGGATGATAAAATTTCGCACGTTATCCGATGTATGGGCGATCATACCGATCAAGGCGGAAAGACGACAAAGAAGTATTGGATTTACTCTGAAACTGAATTTATAAGCGTTACAGCAGATGGGAAAATGGTCGAACAAGATATGATTGAAAATGGTGGAACGAATCCATTTGGCATTATACCATTTGTTTACATCTCTAATTCAACATACTTGTTAACACCAATTCCAGACTACGATCTTTTTTGCATGACGCTTTTAGTTCCAATTCTTTTCACTGACCTAAACTTTGCATCGATGTTTAGTCATCATGGAATTATTTACACTATCGACGTTAACGCAGAAAATTTAAAGATATCACCAGACACATTCTGGAATCTAAAAACAGAAATCGATGGAAAAACTCCTTCGGTTGGAATCTTACGACCTGAAACCAATGCCGACAATGATCTAAATCTTTTAAGGCAGCAGCTCGCAACATGGTTATATACTAAAAACATTAAACCAAGTGGACTATCAAATTTAACCTCAGAGAATTTCGTAAGCGGCTTTGCATTACTTATTAGCAATCTTGACACTGTAGATTACACGATTGAATTACAAAATATGATGAAAAATGTTGAAGAAAAAGAACTATGGAAAAAACTGGCGACCATACATAATTATGCCTGGAATGCTGGGATGTTATTTAACGGAATGATTCCATTTAGCGAAGATGTTGAAGTAACGGTTGAGTTTCCAGAGATTAAGGTTATCGAAGATCGAACAACAACCATTGCCAACGTTAAAGCCGAATTAGAAGCCGGTCTGACAAGTAAGAAGCGAGCATTAAAAAGATTGAATCCGAAAATGACCGATCTTGAGGTTGATGATTTACTGCAAGAAATCAACGAGGAGAAGGAATATGCCAGCAAGGAAACAATGGAAGTTCGACCTGGAAGTTCCGATGAACCTGGACAACCGGACACGCCTAGCGATAGCAAATGAAGTTAAAGATTTTATTATAGAGCGGACGCAGGATAAACACCTTGATAAAAATAATCAACCGTTTAAGCCTGCTTCCGGTTATAGTAAATCATATAAAAACTCGCTTGATTTTAGACTTGGCGGTAAAACTAATGCAATCGATCTAACCTTAAGTGGCGACATGCTTGCGGCAATGGAAGTTTTAGAAAACAAAAAGGGCAAGATCACGATAGGATATAAAAAAGGAACGGAAAACGATAAAGCAGAAGGCAATATCATCGGATCATACGGTAAACCAAGTGGCAATCCGGAGAAGGCCAGAGATTTTTTAGGCATTACGGACAAGGATTTTAAAAACATAGTGGATAAATATAAAAATGAATCAGCGGTTGAGCAAAGCGAGTTTAATCGTGATTTAGTAGATTTCATTTTTGGAGGTTAACGTGCTTCAAATTAAGATAACTTCCGATTTAAGAAAATTAGAAAAGAGATTCAAGGGAATAATCTCCGGTGCTTTTAGCCGTGAGCGAATGGACGCTTACGCCATGTTTTTAGCGAATCTGATTAAGAAAAGGACACGACTTGGTTATGGTGTTGCGGAAGAGGGTGCCGACAAGCAAAAGCTGGCAGCATTAAGCAAGCCATATATTAAGATCAGGAAAGATTCCAGAAAAAACCTTCGTGGTGTATTATCATCGGAAACTTCTCCAAGTAAATCCAACTTGACTTTCACAGGCCAACTATTAAACGCAATCCTGGGGCGTAACAAGGGAGTCGGCAAGGGTGAGGTTTATATAAAGGAACAACGTAACGATGGAGTTAAAAATTCAGATATCGTGGAAGGGCAGGAAAAGAAACAGGGACGACCATTTTTCTACATATCTAAACTTGAGAAGCAACAATTAAAAAACGCAGCAGCGAAAGACCTTCGGGATTATATTAAGAAACAATTTAAGTAGGAGAGTATTTAATGGCAGATGAACAAATTGATGATCTAAAAACACCTGACGAGCTTCCACCAGTAGACACGTCCGTTCCGTATGAAACATATCGGAAGTTTTTGTCTCAAAGAAAAAACGATGTTGAAAAAATGAAAGAGTTAACATCAAAAATTGAATCGTATGAGAGAAAACTTAAAGAAGCCAATAGCGGAAAAGATGTAGACTATAAGCAGTTACTTGAAACGAGGACTAGAGAGCTTGAGGATTTAGGTAAACAATTACAATCAAAAGAAGCCTTGATTAAAGAAAAGGAAGAACGTGAAATTCGGTATAAAAAACTATCTGCTTTCACCGATCAGCTTCCGGCTAAATTAAAAAAGAAAGAATATTATCAGTTTGTCGATACCGATAGAATGTTGATCGATCCCGATACCGGAGATATTGATAGTAAATCACTTAAGGTTTATGCTCAACAATTCGCAGACGAATTTAAAGACCTTTTAGATTTTAAATCAACTGGTAACCTTCCGAATGCAACGAGAGGCGGAAAGCCGACCCTATCATATGAAGAGTGGTTAACGCTTCCAAGCAAAGAAATGAAGGCAAGATCTAGAGAAGTTATTATGCCTTCTTAGACTATTGACACGCACTAAATAATCAATCATCATTAAATCATCTGGTCGTGCTGGGTAATCGAATCGAGTTCGGTTGTTAAATGTAAAAAACTTAATGAACGAACTATCTAAATAATAGTTCAAATTTAAAAATATAAACGGAGTTATAAAAAAATGTCTACCACTACTTTCAATGACATCAAAACTGTGCAGAATTTGGTCGCTAAATACTGGAGTCCGGTCTTCAGCAAAGAGCTTAGAGAAAATACTTTATGGATGAATTTCGTAGATGGAATCGAAAAATATCGACCTGATCTAGTAAGTGCTGAAACACCAATTAAAATGGGCGACACTTTTTATGTAAACACAATTACTAAACCTTCAAACACTGTTAAAACATGGGGAACTGATGCAAATTCATTTGATTCAACTACTCTAACGGGTAGTCAGTCAACGCTTGTTGTTAATAAGCGCGCAGTGAGTTCTTTTGAATTTGAGGACATCGCGGTTTTAGCCTCACAATTAAACAGCCCTGATGGACAATCACAAATTCGTGCTGCGTTACTTGCAGATTGTATGGAACA